CCCGGGTTGTGATGATTCTCGCGAGGAACAATCACAGCTCACTCAGTCACCAGCAAAGATCACGGAGGAGTGATGGAAAGAATAACACTCAATTATTCATTGTGGTACCACCAAAACCAGTTTTACAAGGTGGAGAAGGGGCAGAGCATCATGCTCACCCATGATGAATTAGCAGACTTGTTTGAAGCAAAGCGCATTTACGTAACTGCTGTTTATAAGGGGATGCTCCGTGGCTAAAGAACGTATCGAACGAGATTTCTATCCAACACCTTCTTGGTGTGTAAAAGCCTTATTGGACTGCATCGAGTTTCGCGAGGGTGATGTTATCTCTGAGCCTTGCCGTGGTGATGGCCGTGTAACGAACGAGCTACCAAGTGGACACACTATCAAGTACGCAGAGCTGGCTGAAGGTATTGATTACCTAAACCCTAAAAAAGACATGTCTGCAGATGTGATCATTACCAATCCACCTTTTAGTTTAGCGTTGGAATTTATCGCAACAGCTATGACTCGCGACCTACGGCATGACGGCACCATGTGCTTCTTGCTTCGTCTCTCTATGTTGGGCAGCAAAGGTCGTGCAGATTTCTGGCGTTCTTTCCCTTGGACAAACCTACTGATCCTGACACCAAGACCATGCTTTGTTCATGGTGGAAGTGACAACTCTGAGTATGCGTGGATTTGTTGGGATAGAGGAAACCGTATTAAGCGCCCAGCTTTCTGGACGTTGAAGAAAGAAGAGGTGGAATAATGTCAGTTAAGGTAATGAGCTACGTTTGGGACATTCCGAGTTTTAAAGGTTCTGATAAGTTGGTGATGCTTTGCCTAGCTGACCATGCGGACGACAGCGGCCTTTGTTGGCCGTCTATCGATACCATTGCTCGTAAGTCTGGTGTTTCACCTACCACTGTAAAATCGACACTTAAGAAACTGGAAGCTGCCGGATGGTTATTCAAAAAGAACCAATTCAAAAAGGCGGACACAGGTCGCTTAGTCCGTTCGAATAATCAGTACCAGTTGCCTGTGATGCTTTTGAAGAAGAAAGCAGATGAACAGACAGATTTTGAACAGTCGAATTTCGTCTGTTCAAAAGTCGAACGTTCGAAACTCGAACAGACGAAACAACCTGAGGGGGTAGGTCAAATTCCGGCTGGGGGTAGGTCGGAATCCGGCTATAAACCACCAATAGATCCACCAATAGAACCATCAAGTAAAGATCTTGCTCCAAGCGAACCGCTCGAAGCCGAACCAGCACTGTTTGAAATTCCTTTGAACAGGAAAGGGCTGTTTCATGGGGTAACTCAACCAGACATCGACCGCTATTCGGATTTGTTTGGTGCAGTGAATGTTCGTGCTGAGCTAAAAAAAATGATCGCTTGGTGCGATGCCAATCCTCGTAAGCGGAAAACCAAGCAGGGCATTGAGAAGTTTATTCAAGGTTGGCTTGGCAGAGAGCAAGACAAGGGGCGTTATCTGCCACCACAGCAAGGTGATGCTTCAGTGGATACTCAGGACGAAGTGACCGTGATTCAGCGTGAAGTGGCTTTGCTAGAGAGCTCTATCAACTCAGAAAATCAGCGCATGCTGTACTTGATTGATGCTAAGCGACCTCAACATGAAGTGGAACCATCAAAGCGAAAGATCGCAGATTTGTCGGCCAAGCGCAGAGAGTTACTGGAGCGTGTTGCGAACCTAGAGGCGGTGTAGGAGGGCGAGAATGGCAAGTAAAAAGGATTTGGTTGATGTAATGAAATCTCGTCGTCGGCTTTGGTCTCCGAGCGAGCTGTGTGATGAATTAGGTATTCACGTTTGTGACTTAGTTAGATTGGTTAAGGCGGCTCGCCGTTCTGGTGTGGATGTCCTGCATGAGAGTAGTGAACTGACGGGGTTCTCGAGTAAATACTGGTTAGCGGAGGGAGTCGAATGTTAAGTATCAGCGCCCAAACAGAGATGACAATGAGTAGTCGAGAGATTGCGGAACTGACAGGTAAGCGCCACGACAATGTTCGACGCACTATAGAAAGTTTGTGGGACTTGTCTTTAATTTCGGTCACTCAATTTGAGGAACCGACCGTAGGCGGAGGGAAGCCAACGAGGGTTTATCATGTTAACGAAGAAGGCTCTTACATCGTCGTGGCTAGACTATCTCCAGAGTTTACCGCGAAAATTGTCAAACGATGGCAAGAGCTAGAAAAACAGTCTCAACCACAAGTTCCTCAAACTTTTGCTGATGCTCTTTTGCTTGCGGCCAACCAAGCCAAAGAACTGGAAGAAAAGAACCAGGCATTAGCTATCGCGGCACCAAAAGCAGAGTTTGCAGATGCTATCGCGGGAGCGGATAAAGGTGTGAAGCTAGGTCAGTTTGCAAAAACGGTAGGTTTGGGGCCTGTCACTATTTTCCGTGTACTACGCGAGTTAAAGATCTTTATGAGCCGTGGAGATTCTTACAACCTACCGTATCAAGACTATGTTGAACGTGGTTACTTTACGGTGAAGCAGGGCACTTACGAGACTAACTCTCAAACTCGGATCAGCCACACAGCATTGATCACCGGAAAGGGGGAAATCTGGCTTCGTAAAAAATTGCTTGAAACAGGTCATTTGAAGGCGGTGGCGGCGTGAGTCAGTTGGAGAAGTTGTTATTGCAGCATATAAGAGCGTTGAAGTTGGAATTACCCGTGTCTGAGTATCGATTTCACGAGACACGCAGATGGCGCTTTGATTTTGCCTATCCCGATCAGCAGCTGGCTATCGAAGTAGAAGGTGGAACCTGGAGTAATGGTCGCCATAATCGAGCGAAAGGTTATGAAGCGGATTGTGAGAAATACAACACGGCAGCATTGAGAGGTTGGACGGTTTTGCGCTTTACCGGAGATATGATTAAAAAGGGGTTAGCAATACAGATGATTGAGGAGGCACTACGTGATTAAGGTAGATATCGATATTGTGCCGACTCTTAACGCTGCAGTGATCGCACTGACACCGAATACTCAATCGTTAAAGTCATTGCTGGTGGACGGTAAGATTGGCTTAGTGTCACCCGCACAGCAATTGGTGCCAGAAGAGAGACAGGCCTTAAAGCCTACGGATTCGAGTCTAGTGGCATTTTTCTCACACGAGGAAGTGCAAAGCAGAATTGGCCCAACACATCAGTTTGTGGATTCAATCAACGAATGCCAGTTAAAGGACTCAGGTTATTGCGACCATAATTTAAAAACTCGTAAAACAGGTGAAGGTGCGGTAAGGCTCTGCTGGCATCATGACCTTCAAGGGGATAGTGACCCAAACCTTTACTATCACATTGCCCGAATGAACAGTGTCGTTCATGGCCTGCAAGCTGTGTCCCGTCAGTTACACGGATACAAAAAGCCCATTACCGATGTTGACCTATGCTGGTGGGCGGTACGAAATGGTGTGTATGAGCTGCTTCCGCAATCCGTTGTAGATCGTCAATTCAAACGGGAAGCTACAGCTAAACGAGTAGGTGTTAAAGGCAGAGTCGACACTGATGCCAGGTATGTGACTGAAAGCCAGCGCGACCAGCTTGAGCGTTTAGCAAAGCCAGTTCTAAAACTGGTCATCGATGACGATCCACCAGCGATGTACTTAAGAAAACCTAAGCCAATCCGATGGGAGAGCGAGAAGTATCTTTCGTTCGTGCGTAAGTTACCCTGTCGCGCATGTGGTAAAACGGCTGGCATAGCTCATCATCTTATAGGCCACGGAGAAGGGAAGATGGGCAGCAAGGCTTCGGACATGTTTACCTTCCCGTTATGTAATGAACATCACCAAGAACTACACCGCGATATGAACACCTGGGAACGCCAACACGGCGATCAGCTCTGGCATGTGAAGGAGACGATTAATAGAGCGCTGATGGTTGGGGCGGTGGGGTGAGAGGAGTTAGTTAGAAATCAATCCGTCAGGCTCTAAACAAAGATACAATTAAAGCCGACTGTTGCCCTAAGTCGGTTCTGTCCAGAACTTGCACGGCTGGCACTTTTACGTCAGAAGTGCCTCAAAACGTTTTAGAATTTCTTCAACTCTCAATTCAAATACCTTTTATTTGACCTAATTTTCCTTATCCAGCAAAGTACTTTATGGTTGTTGAGTTAGGGACGTAGAATGTTATTAGAAGAAATAAAAGCTCGGATACTAGCTGCAAGTGAAACAGCAGAGGGACTGCTTGGTCAGGTTAATGATTTGTATGTCGAGGAAATACGGTCTGAAGAGAAGATCTTGAAAGATGCTCTGTCTGAGCTTCACAACGCAGGAGAGATCGACCTTGTCGAGATAATAAGAAGAGTTGATAAAAGCTCCAGTGGATACGATTTTTTCACAATTCAGCATGCCTTTGAAGGCGCGCTACCTTCACTCAATGCAAGTGTTGAAGATGTCCTGCGTTGCCTAGCTCACCTCACGCAGCAGGCGGGTAGAGATTTGGCTGTTGGTGGAATCTACGGGGCCTTTGAACGTTTCTGTCGCGTGGAAGCACAGCGTCCCATAGATAGCATTGGATTTATCCTTTCACAAAGCGAGCTAAATGCATATGCCCTTTTCCTCTCCAGCTCAATCCTCGCATACGACTCAGATCATGTGGTCGATGCTATCCAAACGACAGAAAGTCTAATTGCTAACAGAAATGATGTTATCAGAAACCAAGCCTACTTTGCTTTGGGGAGGCTTGACGTAGGTGATGCTCATGCTAATGTCATTTGGGAACTAATTATCGGCAGTGCCAGTGGCGAACATGAAAGTGGCTGTTGTGCTTCGATACTGCGGGCGACAATTAACTTTGGAGATGCATTCCCATCTTATTGGTCGCAGATTGAAGAGTTTTTACGTACTTTTGTTGAGGGTGCACCTCCAGAGGTTCTCTATGAGATATCAAATATTGTCGCCTTTCAGAGAGTTAATTTACCAGAGGGTGTTCTAGAGCTTTTGGTGAAGCAGTTAGCCAATGTTTCCCCTGAGCACAAAGGCATCATAGATAATATTGATCATTTATTGGTCAGCTTGGTTGGAAAGGGAGCCTCTTCCATTGCTCTTGAGTTATTGGAATCGATTTTGGTCGTAGGCGTTAAGTTCCCCCATTTGGATTACTTTTCCAGAGAATTACTAAGCAAGCACCGCGATCTACTTAATCACATTGTCACAAAGTGGTTTTTGTCTGGTGATTCTACACTTTGTCACGGTGTTTCAGATCTACTTCATGACGTTACGAGCAAGGATGTCGAGCTAGAGGCAGAAATGGCGTTGCTAGGTGATGAAGTAAAGCAAGTATTTGTTAGCCACAAGGCTGTCGGTTGGCTGTTTATGCGGCCTATAGCTGCGGCAAGCTTTATTCTATCAATTTACGAAACTGGTTCGAGAACTACATGTAGACATCTTGATCAGGTTTTGTATGACCCCTTGCTTTTAAGTTATCCGGGGGAGCTTAAGAGATTCTTCCTATCGTGCATTGATAAAGGCTTTCATGTACGCACATGTGAGCTGTTGCTTGGTAAGCTTCAGGCTTATCATTCTGATATTGAGAAAGTGGCTGGGCTAAAAGAGTTGATGGCACCCATGGAAAATATAAACGTTTATTGGAAAGAATCCAACAAGAGTATGCAGGCGGCTTACGAAGATGCGTCAAGAGGATCAATTATCGATCTGATAGCAACGAAGCAGACGTTATTGTATGGCAATAGCTCAATTTACTACGTGCACCGGGGAGATGGAGAGCAAGTGCGGCAAGAAATGCAAATGCAGTCCTTTTCCCATTCGACTGAAATGCCAAGGCTGAACGTCTTAGATCCAGAGTCACTAGATTACATTTTACGAGTTTACCGTTGTGAGAGAATGAATAATGAAGCTAATTCTTAAGCAGTATTTAGCCTCATTGAGAGAGCGTCAGGAGCTGGATGCGATATTGCCTGATTTATTGAGCAGTATGGGAATGAATGTGTTCATTTCACCGACTCGTGGAGTCAAAGAATACGGCGTTGACATAGCGGCAGTAGGGCAAGTAAATGATCAGGAAGAAAAAGTATATTTGTTCTCTGTAAAGTCTGGAAACCTTACCCGTGAAACTTGGAATGGAAGTGCAGACCAAGCTCTTAGACCTTCGTTAGATGAGATTCAGGATTCATTCATTCCCAGTCGTTTACCACCCGAACATAGGGATAAAAAAATAGTCATCTGCTTATGTTTTGGTGGGGATGTTGGTTCAGGAATTAGACAGGAGGTCTCTGGCTATGAACAGCGGAATACGAGAGACAATATTTCTTTTGAAGAGTGGAATGGCGATAAGCTCTCTGAGCTAATTCAACAACACTTACTTAAAGAGGAGCTATTGCCCAACTCTAGTCAGGCTTTGTTAAGAAAATCCTTGGCTTTACTTGAAGAACCCGAGAGTTCAAGCAAACATTTTTCACTTTTGATTGAAAAAGTTTTGTCAAATGCCACTGATGCCGGTTCTGTTGCATCGTCCATAACTCGGATTAACGTTTGTTTGTGGGTTATATTTTCCTGGTGTCGTGACGGTGGAAATTTGGAAGCTGCATACCTTTCATCTGAGCGAACACTACTCTTAGCTTGGGATATAGCTAAAGACCACTATACTGGAAGGAACAAGCCGTCCAAAGCTTTCGATAATATTTTAGATACATATCAGCAAATTACTGATTGTTATGTAGACCAATGTTTAATTCCGTACGTTGAACTGAAATATGCACTCTCTCATGCGGTTCATTCCCCGTGTTCAATTGATGTAAATATAAAACTGTTTGATGTTTTAGGGCGTTTATCGGTTAAAGGGCACTGGATTTTAGACTCACTCTCAAAGAGTTATGCTGAAAATCCTCCAACAGATGGAGAGAGCGAATATCAGGAACAGTTGCGTCTTCGCCTCAGGGAAATAACAAGGTCAATTAACCTTTTGGTTGTTAATAATCCAATATTGCTAACCCCATACAAAGACTCGCAGGCTATTGATCTTGGCTTGGCTTTAACCTTGCTTTCAAATAATTCAGAACTTGATGATTTTGTGCAGAGTTGGCTCTCAGTGATGGTTGATAAGTGTACTCTCTCTTTCGAGTGTGATGGCATGTATCCAATCGTGCATAACTCGTTTGAAAAGTTACTTGAGCATAGAAATAAAGATAACGCCAATAGTAACTATAAGAATAAAGTTACGAAGGCTAGTATTTTATACCCGCTGTTAGCTGTTTTTTGCTCTTTGTATAAACTAGATTCAGTAAGCCAAAACTTGGAACAGTTTGCTGCAGATAAACTTACACATAGCACGTTACAGTATTGGTATCCAAACCAAGACAGTGAGCAAAAAATGTACTCCAATTCAGGTGTACATGGTTCTGCGTCAACTGACTTCCCGATGAACGCAAGCGCAGCGCTGGAGCATATAAGGCAAGAATGTGGCAATTCTGATTCGTTCAAGAGAATGTCTGCCGTCACTGAAGGGAAGGCTCCTTTGATACTGACAGCGTGTCGTTGCTACCGATATCCAGTTCCTTTTCATTATCTTGAGTATTTGCTCAATGAATCTGAGTAAGTAGCAAAGCCTGAGTTTTTTAGACTCTGTTTGTAGAAACTGAAATGCAATGATTAGTAGAGATAGCCTTATCTCTACTAATCTGTGTTTAGCTAAACATATAACTCATTTTGGTACCAAGCTGTAGTTCGAATTTAAGGCACAATATTTACGTTATCTGAGCCTTCGATAGCGCTTCCATCTAGAAGGTTACCTGATAACGTAGCAGAAGTATTTCCCTCTTCAGGCACAACTGAGATAGTCACAAAATGACACACGAGATCATTGTAACCGTCTGGAAGGCCTGCTGGGTCAATACTAAAATCACCACTTACGTCTTCTATGCTACATAGTGATTTATCTTTTTTACCTACAGTTTTAACACCTGCAGAACCAAGCGACAGAGAGTTAGTGTCTATGTCGATAACATCAAATGTATTGGAACCTAGGATGGCTACTGGCGTTGCTCCAGCAGAATCCAAGTTAATATTATTTGGGTGACTTCCCGGCTTGATGTCAATATTGACTTGAATTATTGAAGACGGATTGATGAAAGTTAAGTTGTCGATTAGTGCACATTTAGTTGCGTTAATAGTATCTAGATCTGGGATTATTTCTATTTTAAGTTCATCGAATCCATCGCTATTTTCAAACCCTATAAAATAAGCGTCATTGAAACTCGTATCGACAACTTGAGTATCAACTACGTTACCGTCAAGCAATGCTGTAAGCCGAGTACTCTCCAAATCGGCGGTGGAAACATTAAATCCAGCCATTGTTGTTGGCTCGTTAAACAGTATAGAACCGAATGTTGAGCAACTTTCACTGCTAACGATGTATTGGTTCACCATACAACGGTCACTCATGCCAGTATTTAATTCGTCGCATTTGCTTACCAGGTAAACTTGAGTGCCGTTAAATGTCACTCCTAAAGATGAAAATTGGTCAGTGATAAAAGTCCCGTTTGGAATAGAAAGTTCATCAAATGTGATAGTTGTTGCGCTGGACGGAAAACCACTGATGTCGCTAATTGGACCATCAGCTGCAATAGCAGAATTCATAGTGAATATACTGAGTAGTACGATGGTCAAAGCATGTGCAGGGATGTGAGTTGTCATGTTCGCTTTCTCCTCACGTGTAAACTGAATAGTTTCCAAGAAGATACAGCTCCATTTCTTCCAATTTGAGCAGGCTTGACCACTGACATTGTTAGCGTACGCTAGATTACCTGCTTACTTTTAAACCGTAATATTATAGACGGGTCCAATTGTGCAAGTTAACTCATATATGAGACGGGCAGGTGTTTTGTTGAGTTTTTTGTCATTAGTGAGGCTCGTAGTGATTTATCAATCCATCACAGAGTAAAGATGAAAGACTTTCTGTTTATGTTTTGAACGCCACCAAAGCGACACCTCGATGTTAAAGAATAGCAACGCTGATACGTTTATCAGCTATGGCGTGTGTTTTTTGCCGACTACCGATAATTGTAGGTCAAAGCTTAGAAGAGATATGTTAGAATCGGGTTATAGTGTTTATAGTTTTCACACATGCCATACGTATGGACTCTTTTGTGTTAACTCTAAGAGTGATGGAGCGATGAGTTCTAGTTTTTACAAAATCAAAGATACTTTGATGGGGATAGTTACCTTTTTGGGTATATCTGCATCTAATATATTCGCCTTTTCTAGTGAACAAGAGTCAGATAAACTTAGATTAGATCTTTACTCCGACTTTACTGATGACGGTGTGTTTAAACAATACATTAACGAAGATGCAATAGACGAGAATACCCACTCATCCGAGCAATATAAACAATGTATAGAAAAACTTGATGAGGCTGCGGTAAGTTTATCGGAACTCTATAACATTCTAGTTGAAAAGGATGACGCACAACATGTAGCTACGTTTAAGCACAATGAGCTTGTTGAAGCTATTATGTCTATAGATGCACTTCAGGGGCGAGTTTATGAACATATGAATCATACTCAAGAGGTTGTTGAATCCAGTTTTGAGACTAATAGAAGCGTGTATGAAGAGCTTTATATGCTTAACAAGCGTTTAGTAAGGATCAGTAGTGATTTAAAAGACTTAGAACTTCTTGTTTTTGACGATATGCTTGATGATGATCACGAAGAGGACAATTCGTATCAAGTCTAACTCTAGTCATTTTGTTTTTAGTTAGTCAGAGTTGATTTCTGGACCTATTTTATTTTGGTATTTTATTTTGACAAGTCATTTACCCTCTTTTACTGCCAAAGACATTCAGTCGTTACCTGCAAAAGTAGTTATTCACCCAGAAGCCGAACTGGAAATTGATAAATATAGCAAAAGCCATTTTGGCATCTCGGGTACACTTTTGTTACGTGCTTTCCAAATAATGTGGTCTTGGCCAAAGCTAGATAATATGGAACGGTCGCGTTTCAAAAAGAGAAGGTGTTGGTTTAAAGGAAAACTCGGCGCAATGAGTAGGCCTAAGTCTGTAGTTGACTCCAAGATAGGTAGGATGCATCTCTACAGTCCAAATCGTAAAGAGAAACTCAAGCCAAACGAGCCGCTAAGGCGAACTAAAATTTTATCAACAGATAGAACAAAGCACGACTGGCTCTATGAAAAAGATGGTGTTGTAAGTCCCAATATACTCAAATTTCAGCTTAGAACGTCGGATACTTACCTAATTTATTGTAGTTCTGTACATACAGTAGATAAGTACTGCTTGTTAGGGATAGTTGATCCTGATGCTCATTATGATTGTGAGCAACTTGCTAGTTTTGCACAAACATTTGAAACTAGAGCTGAGACTTATCAACAGTCTGAATTCAGCAAGTGATATCTTACTTTTCAAGCTACTTGTGATATCGTATTTCTAGCTTACAACCAAACGACATTATTCTTGGTGTCTTGATCGGCGTTTTTGTCTAGGTAGTGTTTCACTTCACCATCATAAAGCAAGATGAAACACTTCCCATTTAGGTAACTCCCCACGAGGTAGTGGTTTCTCGGAATGGTATAAACGATTTTGTGACCGTCATCATCAGAACACCGCACACACACATCCATTATCTTCAGGCGCCTTACACCTATAACGTTGCCCACTTCCATAAAGCCGCCAAAAGGGATAGCTTTCCAGTCGCCATTAGTTCTTAGCACCGATACGTTATCCTCAGTGCTGTCGCAGCCGCATGGACCATCAGGACCGATTCGGCAGGTGTGATGTCCTACTAGGCGTTGAATCGTTTTGTACATACTTCAAATTAAGAGTTATACTGTGTTTATATACAGTATAACTCTATGTAATCATGTTTCCAAACTCGTACAGGGAATATTATGGGATTAGCGACAAACATTGAAACGTGGCCGATGCCAGCGGCAATTGGTATGGCTACGGAAGGCATCAAAGCAAAGTATAATGACGGTTCTGGTGGTGGCGGTGGTTTCGGGGCTGCTGACTACCAAATGGCATCTCTAATTGATGGTGCAAAAGTGCTTTTAACGATTGATAGAATGCAGAAGAAAGCAGCGCATTTGGCCGATTGGAGCCTGTACGCCTACGCCTCACCACTTTGGAACTCGAAAGAAAACAAGACGCGTCTGGTTGAAAGTGTGTTGAATGATTGGGTCGTTCATTCATCTGAGCAAGGCGTGATTGTTCAGAAGCGAACCTATCTCAAAGTTAAAGCGCTCATCAGTACTATCGCTGGAAATATTGCGCTCGAGCAATTGGCTGGGGCTCAGACTTACTTCGATCATGATGGTATTCAATATAGGCCCAGCGTTAGCCGTCAGCTCCTAATCAAAGCGCTGGTGGAAGTAGATTGTAAAGACAAGAATATTGAGTCTGATGCGTTCAGAAAGAAACGTACTCGCTACTACCAAAACCACTGGTCTGAATGGGAAAAGCACATTGAAGTGATTCGTACCTTGCTGGTTAACTACGACAAGTCTGCGCGAAAATTATTCAAAAAAGAGCTTGAAAATAAAAACGGGGCAATTTAATGTATATATATCCATTATGGATAGGTATACAGTGTTGAAAATAACCGCCACTTAGGCGGTTTTTTTGTGCCTACCATAAATTCTCGAAAACCTCGCCTTGGCGGGGTTTTTTCATTTTCACCCAAGCAAAAGGGCACTCCAGTACGGGGGTGAGTATGCGTATGAACGAAAAGATATCCAGCGCCCTATCTTATTTTTGGAATGGGGTAATAGGTGTGTTTGGGTCTATATCTGCAGATGGTTATACGGTGCTGATTGCTTTGGCTGGTATGCTCATTACTGCCTGGATTAACAACTACTGGCAGAAAAAGCGTTTCGAAAAGGACTATGGCGATGAAGCACCTTAATTCTGCAGTCAAGATGTTAGCAGCCGCAGGAGCTTCGGCTCTTATTATGGCGACAGCAATGGTAAAGCCAATGGAAGGTGTTCGGTATACTCCTTACATCGATGTCGCTGGCGTTCAAACTGTTTGTTACGGCCATACAGGAACAGACATCATCCCGGACAAAGTCTACTCACAAGCCGAGTGTGATGAATTTCTGGAGTCTGACTTGGCCGATGTTAAGCGAATGGTCGATCCGATGATTCACGTTGATATTCCTGAGACGACACGAGCAGCTCTCTACTCTTTCACATTTAATGTTGGCATTGGCTCATTCTCACGCTCGACGTTACTAAAGCTGCTCAACAAAGGTGAGTGGCATGCAGCATGTGACCAACTTAAACGATGGATATATGCAGCAGGAAAACCGTGGAAAGGATTGATGAACCGACGAGATATCGAGAGGGAAGTATGCCTAATGCAAAGCTGACAGTATGGGCGACAGCTATTGCAGTAGTAGTGGTTGCGACACTCTCGGCAGCATTGTTTGTGGAAAGCAGTCGGGCTGATATCGCTGAAAGCCAGCTAACCTTGGTAAAGAGCGAGATTCAGGGCTATATCGCAGCGTTACACCAGCAGCGAGTTCAAATTCAATCCTTCAACCAATTGGGAGAGAAGCATGCAGCAGAGTTATCCGCAGCAAAAGAAGAGATTGATCGTCTTAGCGATAGTCTCAGCACTGGCCCTAAGTGGGTGTATGTCCAGGCAGATTGCCCAGCAGTGCCCGAAGCCACCAGCACCAGAAGCGTGGGCAATGCAACCACCCCAAGACTTGGAGCCGCAGCTGAACAAGATTATCTACGTCTCAGGCGAATGATGATTGAGAACGAGCAGCAGACAAAGTATTTGCAAGATTACATCAGGACTCAATGCCTAGCAGAAGATCAATTATGATCGCGGGTCCTTTCGGGCACCCTGAGCGACCACGGGGGCTCGACCTCGCAGAAAAGCTCTCGTTAAAAATTTTTTTTATTTTGGAGGTTTCCGGTTTCCGGTCAAAAACCATGAATGAGCGAACTATTCAATCCCAGCAGGAAGTACACGCAAGAGGATATAGCGAAGCTCCTTGGCATTTCATCTAGACAGGTCCGAAACCTTACGCAAGAAGGGTTCCTGCCTGCTGCTATTGGTCGAAGTGGCATGGATCCGCTAGCGTGTAATCATGCTTACATTACGTATTTAAGGCGGTCTAAGTCCGGGACTCCAAAACCGGAAACCGAGCAAGAAGATGAGGAAACGTTCGCGAAACTAGAACGTGATCTCAAGTTAGAAGAACGGCGCGAAAAGTTGGCGATGCTAAAAGCCAAACGCGTGTTGTTTGAAAAGAGTTACGCACCAATAGACATCATCGTTGATACCTTAGAACAGGTATGCGCCAGAGTAGGTACACGCCTCGACACCCTCCTTCCCAAACTAAAGAACGCATGGCCAGACTTGCCACCTGAAGCGGTGGAAGTGTTAGAGGCCGTGATTGCTGCTGTATTAAATGAGTGTGCCGATGTTCAACCAAACCTCTCCGATTACATTGACAGCGATCCAGACGAAAGTCCGTCGTGGCTTGATGGGGATGAGGAGAACAATCGCAATCAAGGGAGCGGAGTGGGCAAATAAGCATTTCCGATTAGCCGCTGGTTCTTCTCAGGAAGAAGGCTTTTGGGAAACACTGCCTTTGCAGGTTGTGCCACTCAACATGATGTGCAACCGCGCTATATCCGAGCTGACCATGCAAAAGTCGGCTCGTGTTGGCTGGTCCAAGTTGGTCATAGCAGCAAACTCTTGTCTGCATGCTCAGTTCAAAACCAACACCGTGATTTACGTACCGACAGAGAACGACGCAAAAAACATCTCTGTCACCGAGATTGATGCTGCTTGGCAGGAAATGCCAATTATGCACCAAATCTTCCCAGCCTTATTCGCTAAAGACCACCGAAACACGGTTTCCTACAAACAGGGAACAGGCTGGTCGCTGCATGTCCTTGGCACATCCACACCGCGAAACATGCGTGCTCTGACTAAAGGCGCGTTGTTCGGTGATGAGATTGACGGATGGGATTGGGAGGTCGGTAAAGAAGGTAACCCTATCGATCTTGCGCGGATGCGTTTGGAAGGCGCCGCTTTCCCGATGGCAAGGTGGGGAACCACACCAACCAATACAGGCGAGTCGCACGTTGAACGCCTAATGGCAAAGATGGAGCTGACTTTCCGCTTTTATCTGCCATGCCCACACTGCGGAACCGAGCAGGTTTTAGAGTGGGGCAGTAAAGAAGATAAACACGGCTTCAAGTGGGACAACACTCAGCCAAGTATCGAGAAAAAATCAAAGACGGTTTATTACAGCTGCGTTCATTGTGACGACCCTATCTACTACAAGCACCTCTACAAGATGGAGCTGGCAGGTCGCTGGATCGCCGAAGATGGCACATGGACACGCGATGGTCATGAGTTCTTTGATATCGACGACAACCCAGCGCCTACGCCAAGCAGCGTCGGCATTTACATTTGGTCAGGATACAACACCAAATTGAGTGCAGGTTGGCGCGGCATCGTGCGTGACTTCCTCAACAAGAAAGACGACCCAAGTCAGCTCAAAACGTTCGTCAACCTAACGCTCGGTGAGCTTTGGGATGGTGAGAACGGAGAGAAGCTGGATTGGGAGCATCTCAAGTCGCGCCGTGAAATTTGGTGGGCCGAGAGTCGCACCAGTAACCCAGTACCTGAGCGAGCCGTAGTTTTGACCGGAGGCATTGATACTCAGGATGACCGCATCGAATTCTTTGTTTGGGCGTGGGGGCCAGGTGAAGAATGTTGGCTTGTTGAGCACATCGTTCTTCTCGGGGATTTGTCGAGCCAGGTATTAAAAGATGCCGCCGGAAAAGTGCTGTATCGGACCTATAAAAAGCGCAGTGGCCAAGTGATGGACGTTCAGCTTTGGTGTTGGGACGCCATGGGTCATAAAACCGATGACGTTTACCAGATGAGTCGAACGCACGGCGTGATGTGGGTGATCCCAATCCAAGGTGAGAACCAATACGGCAAGCCGATACAAAACTTCCCTCGCAAGAAAAACAACAAAAAAGTCTACCTCACTAGGTTAGGTACCGACGGTATCAAGCAACGACTTTACAGCCGTTTAGGTTTAACCCCGAAAGGTGATGAACCTGTGCCTGGATGTGTTCACTTTCCATTGGATGATGACATAGCCGGTGATGAGTTTTTTAAGCAGCTCTGCTCAGCCAATAAAAAGTTGGAGCATGACAAGTCAGGGCGACAAGTTTGGCGATGGGTGAAGCAATACCACCCATTTGATGAAGCGTTAGACGGATGGGTGTATGCGTATGCGGCACTCAACATTCTCACTCAACGGTTCGGTCTCGAACTGGAAGAGCCGCAACCCCAACAACCTCAAGAACAACCACAAACATCCGGTCTCAGCATCGCTGAATTGGCCGCGAGATTGAAAGGTGGATCAAGATGACAAAACAAGAAATGTTGCAACAGGCCGAAGCCGCCTTTCATAGTTTGCAAACAGGAAAGATGGCGGTTTCCGTACAGAAAGGAGACCGCAAAGTTGAATTCAGTCGAGCCAACATCCATGAACTTCGCTCCTACATTGATGACTTGCGTGCTCAGTTAGGACTGAGCTCAGTTCGTCGTCGCGGCCCTGCAGGAGTTTCATTCTAATGACACACACCGGACTACTGGCTGCAGATGGTCAAACACCATTAAGAGATGCGGTGTATAGAGCTGGCGGTTCAGGGTTTGGTGGCCAGATGAGCGATTGGAACCCGCCGTCAAAATCGGTAGATGCTGCTTTCTTGCCTGTCATGAGACAGGCGAACGCCAGAACAGACGATGTCACACGCAATAACGGTATTGCTGCGAACGGCATCCAGCTACATAAAGACCACATCATTGGCTCTGAGTTTCGCCTCAGTTACAAACCGAACTGGCTATTGCTCGGCATCGATCCAGACAAAGGGTTCGTGCGTGAAGTGGAAGCCATTTTTCGTGACATCGCCGAAGACCCGAACTGCTTTATCGACGCAGAAGGTCGCCGCACGTTCACCATGATGATGCGAGAGGGCATTGAAACCCATGCTCACACGGGCGAAATCATGGCGAAGCCCGAATGGATAGACCGTCGCCATTCGCACTTTTCAACCTGCATTCGCATGGTCGCGCCACGCAAGGTTAACAACCCCAACTACATGATGGACAAACCCCATCAGCGTGGTGGGATGCGCTTCAATAGACATGGCGAAGCCATTTCCTACTTCATTGAAGAAGGGGCCGATAACTTTGGTTCGCCAAAGAAATGGCGTGAAGTACCGAAGCGTTTACGCTCGGGGCGCATGGGGTTCTTGCATATCTTTGAGCCATCGGAAGGTGGGCAATGTCGTGGCGTGAATAAGTTCTTATCGTGTTTAGAGCAATTGAAGATGCTCGACACCTTACAGAACACCACGTTACAGCGAGCGATTGTCAACGCCATGTACGCCGCCAGTATCGAGTCAGAGCTTGGAACGGACCAAGCGATGGAGTACTTGTTCGGTGCGCAGCAAAATGGCGCGGTCGAAAAGATGCTAATGACCTACGGCGATTACTACGCCAACAACGAGGTCAAGTTCAACGGCGTCAAACTGCCTCACCTCATGCCAGGTGACAAAATCAACCTACACAGCGCAGGGAACGCTGATAACGGATTCGCGGCCTTGGAGCAATCCATCATCCGCTACGTTGCGGCTGGATTGGGCGTGGATTACGCGCAGCTGTCGCGCAATTACGCGCAAATGTCTTACAGCACCATTCGTGCTTCGCACAACGATTCATGGCGTTACTTCATGGGTCGAAGAAAAATCATTGCTAACCGATTCGCCAGCCAAATCTTCGCGCTCATGTTCGAAGAAATGATCTTGCGTGGCTACATCAAGCTGCCAAGCAAAGCGCGATTCAACTTCTACGAACGCCGCAACGCTTGGACCAAGTGTGATTGGATTGGCTCTGGTCGACTGGCCATCGATGGATTGAAAGAAGTCAAAGAAGCCGTACTGCGTATCGACTCAGGTCTATCGACGTATGAGAAAGAGCTCGCGCTACTCGGTGAAGACTATCAAGAAATCTTTGATCAACAGTTGGCAGAGATGGAAGAGCGCAAATCGAAAGGTTTACCACCTCCAAGCTGGATGAAGCTACAAGCGTTAGCACCGGATAACCCAAGCGAGAGTTCAAATGAATAATTTACAACACCTAATCAGCAACACATTCAACAGGCCGCTCGCCTTAGAAGCTGGTTACGCTCGGGTATTCTTCTCGGCGCTCAGCCAACGTCTAGGCAACGTGATCCAGATAACCGACACCGAAGGGCAAATCCTGCGCGAGAACGACATGAAAAAAGTCGCTTCTGGCTTTTCTCGGACTCGCAGCAGTAACCGCAGCTATCAAGTCTCTCAGGGTATCGCCATCATTACGATTGATGGTTCGTTGGTTCATAAGTATGGCCACATCAAACCCTACTCGGGGATGACAGGGTACGACGGCATTATGCACCGATTGCGAGAAGCGGTCGCAGACCCCGAAGTCAAAGCCATTTTGTTGGATATGAACACACCAGGCGGCATGGTCGCAGGTTGTTTTGACTTGGCCGACAAAATCGCAGAGATGCGCAAAATCAAGCCTATCTGGTCCCTCGGTTACGACATGCACTGCAGTGCAGGCCAAATGATTGCGAGTGCGTGTTCAAGGCGCCTCATAACTCAAACGGGCATCGCAGGCTCGGTGGGCGTGATTATGGCGCACACCAACATCGAGAAGATGCTGGATCAGCAAGGCGTGGAAATCACCCTTGTGACGGCAGGTGACCATAAAGCCGATGGCAACCCTTACCAATCTCTGCCGAAAGAGGTGCGAGAGAAATGGCAATCCGAAGCAGAGAGCACACGTCAAATGTTCGCAGGTAAAGCCGCCGAGTACATGGGCGTCGACATTAAAACCATTCTATCGACTGAGGCGCAGGTCTACGAAGGCCAAGCCGCAGTGGATGTTGGCTTCGCAAACGAAGTCGTTAACGGTCTTGATGCCGTTCAGATCATGGCTGAACAGTTCAAGAAACAACAAACCACCTTTGATATGGGAGCCGCTATGACGGTGCAAGCAGAACAACAACCAGTCGCAACGGGTGAGCAAGGCAATCCACAACAAGCCGCCGCTCCAGCGACTCCACAAACTCCAGCTGAAGAACAGCAATCCACTCCAGAACAGCCACAAGCGAGCGCGCAAAGTGATGAGTCCACGGACCTAGCCACAAAAGAGCGTGAACGCTGCATGGGCATTATTGGTCTAGAAGAAGCCAAAGGGCGTGAAGCGCTCGCGCAACAACTTGCCAGTAACCCAAAAATTAGCGTCGATGAAGCCAAGGCCTTGCTTGCTTCAGTACCTGTTAGTGCCACTGCGCAAAACGAGTCGGCATTAATGGCACTGGCCTCAGAGCACGGTGAGCCTCTTGGTGATGATGTTGGTTCCGGTGATGTCACCGAAGAACAAAAGAACATCAAAGCGCTAGCGTCTTCATACACACGCATTTAACAAGGAAACTCGCATGTTAGAACAAACAGAATACACACCAGATGAGCTGTTTATTAGCGCACCAGTCACGGCGCGAGCAACCATCAAAACGGGCGTATCTTTTTCTGCTCGAACCCCATTAATGGTCGACGCGACTGACGCCGCCACTTTGGTGAAATGGGACGGTACACCAGGCAAAGCCATCGCTATCTCGGCTCGTGATGTGACGAATACAGGCAGCGACCAAGAATCGACAGTTTACCTACAGGGTGGCTTTCGTATCGGTTTTGTGAACTGGCCAGATACGGTCACAACAAACAAGCAAAAACGCGCTGCTTTCCTTGGCAGTCCAGTTTTCGTAGACGACGAATACTAATTCGTCGTTTTCTTTGAATTCAGAAAAAAAAGAGCTTCTTATGCCTGATAATTACACCACTCGCGAACTGCTTGGAGCCATTCAAGAAGCAGGGATTCGTCGCGACAACTTCTTCATGCGCTTCTTCTTCCGTGAGATGTATACCTTCGATACGGAAAAAGTCGACCTCGACATGATCCCAAATAAAACCAAGATTGCAGCATTTTGCTCACCGATGATTGGTGCCGCAATAGACCGCAATCAAGGCTTTAAAACCTCAAGCTTTAAGCCTGCATACGTGAAGTCAAAACACGCAGTAACGGCAAACCAAAGCGTTAAGCGCCGACCAGGTGAACCAATCACAGGCTCTATGTCGGCAGGTGATCGTCAAAACGCGATTGTGATGCAAAACCTCGACATCGAAGAGCAAGCGGTTCGTGACCGCGAAGAGCTGATGTGTGCCGAGATGGTCTATGACGGTAAAACCGTGATCGACAGCCCTTACATTGATAAGCCTTACGAAATTGATGCAGGCCGAAATGCGGACAACATGATCACGCTTCTTACGGCGGCTCAGTGGGCGAATCAAGACTTTGCTACCTACGACATCGTTGGTGACATTGAAACTTGGGCGGCGATTTCTGAAGGCCTGACGAATGTCATCATTACCGATCCTAAAACGTGGGCGTTGATGCGCAAATTCGAGAAGTTCAATGACGCGCTGGAAACTCGCCGTGGCTCTAACTCTCAGCTGGAAACCGCGCTAAAAGACTTAGGTGCAACGGTTAGCGTTAAAGGCAATCTTGGCGATGTCACCATCATCGTGGTGGATGAAGAGTACATCGACCGTGACGGCACAACGAAGAAAGTCCAACGCGACTTCACGTTGATTCTGGCGCATACCGAACTGCGCGGTGCGCGTCTGTACGGTCAAATCCAAGACTTATCCGCTCAGCGTGAAGGCTTTGATGAAGCCGAACGCTACGTGAAAGATTGGACGGAAAATGGCGATCCAGAAGTTCGCTACACCAAAACGGAAGCCGCCCCTGCGATGTACCTCATTGATGTTAACAAAGTTGTTGTCGTCAAAGTCGGTTAATCCTGACCACCACTAACGAAAAGCAAAATGGGTCCACGGACCCATTTTTACTTTGGAGCCAATCATGAGCCGAAAAGAAAACCTGAAAAAACGTGTTGATGAGCTTTGCAAAGAGCTCGGTATTACTGAACCGCAATATTCAGACAAAACGACCGAACCTCAGCTAAATAAAGTCATTGACGATTTGGAAGCCAAGTTACCAGACATGGACGAATCCGATGATGAAGCACAGTCGCAAACGCAAGGAAATGACGCTAACCATACTGCCGGTGATCAAAGCGAGCAAACCGAGAGTCAAACGAGCGAAAAATCGGAAGTGCTTATCGGTGCTGCGGTCGAATTACCCGATGATGCCACGGTTCTAGACGATGGTGAGCCGCCAGAAGTCAACGCCGATGAAAAAGGCAATGTGCAAGTTCTCGTGGATAAGCCGTTTCAGTGTTTGCAAGGCCAAAAGACGGTGCTGCTCAAACGTGGCGATAAGCCGTTTTTAGATGAAGAAACCGCGATGGAAGCGGTGGACGCAGGCTTGGCGTATTTCGTCGCGACGATGTAAGGCCGCTTATGTTTGATAACGAATTCGACCAGTTAATGGAAGAGGTGGATAACACGGTTTCTGAAGCGTTTGGTGTCTGGGTGAAAGTCAATGGTGGAGAACCTATCAAAGCCATTTATGACGAATCCCTAAACCAGTTTGACGCTATGGCAGGCATCGCTCGCAAGCTGACATTTAAGAAAGCAGATAATGTCAGACCGAAGAAGGGAACACCTATTGAGTTCGTTTCCTCGGGCAGAAAGCTCACTGTCACCAGCGGCCCTTATCCAGAAGACGGAAATATTGTGGTGATCTTATGAATAGCATTGATCGGGAATTGGCGGTAGCCGTTAAAAACCTTTCTTCATTACAAAGTAACGCGGTACCGAAAGCCAGTGCAATGGCGATTAACCGTGTGGCTGCTCGAGCTGTTTCTCGGTCAGTGAAAGACACCGCAAAAGCCGTTCGTATCAAGCAAAAAGTTATTCGCCCTCGCGCGTCGATAACAAAAAAGGCCACAGGGAAAATGCCAGTGGCTTTTGTCAGAGTGCGCAGGTTCGATGTTCCTGCCATCTCTATCGATACGGCTAGAACCCAAATTCGGCGCAAGCGAGGGCAATACCAAATCAGCCGAGTTAACCGAGGCCGAAATGGTCGTTACCAAAAGCGAGAGTTATCCGGTAACACCGCCATTGTTGTCGGTCGGCACCGCTTCGAGAACGCCTTCTTACAAAAGCTGAAGAACGGTCGTTGGCACATCATGCAACGTGTCTCGGATGCAAGGCATCCCATCAAAGTGTGCAAGGTGCCAATCGTGAATGAAATCACCAAAGCATTTAAAAAGCACAGCGATGAGTTGCTTAGAACGGACATGAAAAAAGAGCTGTCCAGCGCGATGAAGCAACAAATCCGCTTGGTTATTTGCAGAGAGGTTGGTCGTGGAAATTAACAACGCCATACGCAAACAAGTCGTAGCTGATTTGAAAGCAGGGTTAGTCGATGAGACTGGCGAGTCAATCATCGCAACGTTTTTTAATGGCAACCCCAGATACATCGCGGTTCCCGAATTTGAAGCTGAAGAGAATGATACGGACATCCCTGCCATTTCAGTCTCCCTTTCTGAAGGTCAATGCGTTGAAGAAGATTTTGAAGAAATTACATGGCGCTCTGATCTGACTATCAGAATCTACCTGGTTGCAGATAACAACACGGAGCAAGAGCTCGACGCATTAGGTGAAGAAGTTCGCAAGATCATCACCAAACACTACACCGCCAACGGTCTTCTCGGACTCTGTAATCGTCAATCGTTTGGATACGGACAAGACGAAGAACAGCCTTGGGGAACGCTGGACTTGGTATTTACTATTGAATACACCGAAGAGGTTTAATCATGTCGGACCCAACTCAAGCAATTAAAGGCGCTGGCACTACGTTCTGGCGCAAAAAAGACGACCAAGAACTGCTAACGACGGCAGATTATCTTGATGACGCCAAGTGGGACAAGGTAGGCGGTATCAAAGAGCTTCAGCCAGGTGAAATCACCGTGGAAGATGAAGAAGATAACTACCTAGACGATCCTGATGCGGACTGGGCAAAGACCACGCCAGGTCAAAAGTCAGCAGGTGATACGACCATCACGTTAGTTTGGAAACCTGGTGAACCAGGTCAACAACAACTTTCTGATGATGTAGTGAACGGTACTGTTACCGAATATCGAACCAAGTACCCGAATGGCACTGTGGATGCGTATTCTGGTTACCTTAACTCATGGGGTAAAGCGGTAACGATTAAAGAGAAGATCACTCGAACACTAAAAATCAAAAACGTTGGCAAACCAAAACTCGCGGAAATGATTTTGGCTGAACAAGCGCAGCCTGCTGAAGGGGGCGTTTAATCTATGGCTACATTCCTAAAGCAAAAGACGGTTCCTGTGGGTGACGATAAAGTCACCCTCACTCAGTTGTCTGGTTTGGATCGTTACGACTTCATGGATTTCTGCTCAGAGCAGACCTTTCCTGAGTCGATTGAAGCTTTATCAGAAAAAGCCAGCAAGGAAGAGAAAGAAGCGCAACTGCAAAAAATGGACAAGGTCACTCGCCAATGGAACCGTTTGAATTTCATCATGCAGGCTCGATTGGTGGCTCATGGCACGAACTTCGATATTGATGATATTGATGAGCGCCATCAGTACATCATGTCTGCCATGTCTAAAGAGCAAATCAAAGAGCTTCATGACGAAGTGGCCAAGCTGTCTGGTATGCCATTACCGGATGAAACCCCATCCAGTGAAGGAGATGTTGAACCAGAAACGCCAGAAAAAGACGGTGAGCAGGAAGACGATTTGGAGCCTGTCGACCCAAAAGCTTAATTCGGGCTGAAAGGCGGTTCGCCCAAGACCTTGCTCGCGAGTTTGGTCATATCTGTTGGCGAACCATGCTGGCTTCCATTAGCTGTCAAACGGTCATCGAATGGCGAGAGTATTTCTCGGAGCAGGGCTTTTCACATCACATGGATAACTGGCGCTTTGCTGTTAGTTGTGCGTCTAACTGGAATATCACGGCCATGGCTGCAGGAGTGAAGTTAGACGAGCCTGTTTCATACCGTGATTTCCTACCCGTGACCGACGAGCCCGAAGAACCCCACGAATACACTGATGAAGAGCTGATGGCATTGAGCGAATCAGCAGGAGGATTCCGTATTGAGTGCCCAGATAGCTGATTTTAATATCCGCTTCAATACTGAAACCGCCAAGTTTCAGAAGGACGTGGATTACGCCAAAAAGATGCTGCGTGGCTACACCAAAGAAGCCAAAGCTGCAAACGATGAAAACGTAGGCCTCAGCAAATCATTAGAAAGCACCGCAGACGGCGCAAAAACTGCCGCCAAAGGTGTGTTAGAAATTACAGGTGCGGTGACCGCTGGACTTGGTGCCGTAGCTGGCGCAACGGGTTACCTCATTACCCGTCAAGCGGAGCATGCGCGTCAAATTGAGCGCATGGCTACTGTTTCCCAAACCTCTGTCGAACAAATACAAGCCTTGGGTTACGCCTCTGAGCAATACAACATCAGTGGCGAAAAAATGGCAGACATCCTCAAGGATGTGAACGATAAGCTAGGTGACTTCTCTGAGAATGAAGGCGGTGAGTTTGCCGACTTTATGGAGAACATCGCGCCTAAAGTTGGCCTCACGATTGAGAAGCTCCAACAACTGTCAGGTCCAGAAGCACTGATTGCGATCAAGACTGCGATGGACGCTGCCAATGTGCCGATGAAAAGCCAGATTTTCTATCTGGAAAGTATTGCCAACGATACCTCGGCCTTGATGCCATTGCTCGATAATCAAGGGCAAAAACTCTACGAACTAACGGATAAGTTCGATGATTTGAACGTGTCGATGTCGGAGTATGACATTGAGAAGTTCAAAGAAATGGACCAAAAGCTCAAGGACGTTGGCCTCAAGCTAGAAAAGTCGTTTTCTAACGCCGTTCTTGGAGCCAGTGACCAAATTGATTGGTTCACTGACAAAATGGTGGTGGCCACCGATTATTGGGGATCGCTGTTTGATAGTTGGTCAGACGACCCAAGAACAGTAAATGGCCTAAGTAAAAAAATACAGGAGTTGCAGTCCGAGAGAAAGGTACTTAGTGGTGAGTTGAGAGAGGTAAATAATACCTTTAAAGAGTATGAAGGTGTCGATGCTGACAGCTTACTCCCTTTTAATCCACTAGGTCGTAGTGAGAATGAGCTGTTTAATCTCAATTCGGATTTTGGACGGTTAACAAAGCAGATAGATGAGATCGACGCAGAGATAGAGCGCCAGCAAAAGCGCTATGACAAAATGCGCTTAGGCATGAGCTACGACGTGCCTCAGCCATCAGTCAAGTCTGCTAATGACGACGGTTCTGGCGATTCGACCAGTGCAAAAGAGATTGCACGCCAACAACAGGCAGGTCAACAGCGCCTTGCTGCGCTCGATGTTCAATACGCTGATGAACGCGAAAAACTAAAGCTTTCGCATGAGCAACGTCTTGAAGACATTGAAAACCTCAAACTCTCAGAGCAAGAAATTGAGCAGCGTGGTTTTGAGTCACTGGCTGCAATTAAAGCGGAGTACAAAGAGCGCGAGAAAGAGTTCTACGCAGATGAGCTTGAAAAGTTCGAAGCTAAGCAAGCAGACGCTCGTCAGCGAGAAAAGGACGCGCATAACGCAGTTGAAGATGCGAAAACCCGAAAGTCTGAGCAGGCTGCTAAACAGCGAGCCGATACGGAAAAACGTATTGAGCAATCCGTCCTCTCGATGAAGTTTGGCTTAGCGTCGCAAGGTCTATCATTGATTGAACAAACCGCCAAACAAGGCTCGTTCATTCAAAAGGCAGCATTCGCTGCGCAAAAAGCCATGGCTGCTGCTCAGGTCTATATGCAAGGTGAAGTTGCCGCTACGGCTGCACTGGCTCCACCGCCTATCGGTTTGGGTCCAATTGCAGGTGCCGGTCAAGCAATGGTCATTCGTACTTTGGCTGCTGCCAGCGCAGGCTTAATCATGGGGCAAGCTGTCGCAGGCATGGCGCACAACGGCATTGAAGAAGTGCCAATGTTCGCAGGTCGCAGTGAGTCAAACTGGACGTTAAAAGCAGGTGAGCGAGTCTACACCAATGAGTCAGCGCGACGCATTGACCAAATGTACCGAGCCACCATGGCAATGTATCGTCAACCATTTGCTGCCAACGACCCTACCATGGCTTACCAAAACCGCATGGCCGCGAACGGGAGCGGAGCGAGCGCCCAACCTTGGACCATCATTATTCATGAAGCCGAGCCTGGTACTCACGCTGAGATTGATGACGAGAACAAAGTCCTCAACATCATGATGAAGGATGCGCAAAGTGGTGGGAAATACTTTAGCTACATCTCTAAAACGCTTGGCGTTCAGCCAGGAGGATTCAAATAATGGCAACCGTCAAACCTGAAGTGTTGGCACAATTGAACCCGAATGTGATCCTTTACCCGTGCAAGTATTTTGGTAACGGCATATTGCCGTTGCCAAAATCCAAAGGGTATCAGTATCAACATGGCAAAACGGTCATACGCTCAAAGATGGATTTGGGCTTGGCCACCATGCGTCGTCGCTCTCGCATAGCCCCTGCTGAATTTGTCTTACCATTCCGGTTCACCGGAGAGCAAAAAGAGGTATTCGAGAGCTGGGTATTCAATGAACTAGAAGCAGGCGTGGAGTGGTTCTATTTGCCGCTTCGAACGGGCGACTACGACCTTGAAGTACACAAGTGCCAGTTTACCGCCACACCAGGCGAGGACACCCCATTCGTCTACAAAGGTGGTCGCAAAGACTTTGGTTCCATATGGGAACTCAAAGCCAAAGTGCAAACCTTCCGCGCTTTAAAACTGGAGCGCTACACCGCTCGCGTACTTTCCCGAGATACTTTATCTGGCATCGAAAAGGCCGCGTTAGCTGCCGAAGAAGCCGTATTCAAAATGCCATAGTGAGGCAAACCTGATCATAGCAACGATTGAATATCAGCACCCCTCCTTACCAGGAGGGGTGTTGCGTTATGTGAAGGACGGAATTGACTTACATGCCGGAATTGAGTCAGGCGAGTGGGTGTGGTTCACAGCAGGCCAGTTTGCTTTTCAGTTGCCCGACAAGGCAACCAAAGGGCAAGAAGCTCTCACCGTGGCCGCGCCCAATACCGACCTCACGCTATCCAAGGCGATTGAAACCGCCAAGCGACACGAACCCGTGATTCCAGTCGTGAGCATTTACCGCGAATACGACACCGACGACTTGAGCAAGCCGCGCAACAAGCGAATACGGCTCACCATGTCCTCGGCCAAAATTACCACCATGACCGTGACCCTCACGAACTCATGGAAAGATTTGACCAACCGACGCTTCATGCGCCCGATTTACAACAACGTTACGCACCCAGGGTTGATGTACATATGAGTAAACCATCCATGATTGCTTACTTTAAATCGCTGCCAGATGGTCACTTTCCGGTGGACGGCTGCGTCCTGCTTGTGCGTGAGGCATGGCAGCGTTTCTTGCACCTTGAAAATCTGCCCAAGCATATGGACCAGTTTGTTACACCAGACTACGCCCATGAGCTGATTGATGGCTATCAAGGCCAGTTAATCGAACCCATTCAAAAGCCAGAGCACCTGTGCATGGTCGCCGCTTCTGGTAAAGGCAAATGGCATTGCGGCGTATTCAGCGCTGAGCAAATGCCAGGTTATGTCATCCATACCCTTGGCTGCACCGTCAAGATTGAACCGTTAAACCAGTTCCGCCGCCGATTTGATACCGTGGAGTTTTATCGTCATGCCACACATTGTCGAGTTTCAACATCCGATTCGAAAGGATAAACGCAAGGTCCACACCGTCGGTGCTGGCACTCGCTTGTCGGATTGGCTAGAAAAACACTTCCCGAACCAAACCTTCAATGCCACTTTAAATTTTAACCGGCTCGATGATTTCAATGTGATCATCGGCGAGCGTGATGTAGTGAGTATTCGCCCTAAAATCGGCTTTGGTGTGGATTGGCTTGTCTATGCTGCGTTGGCCCTGTCAGCGGCCTCTGCTGTCTACATGTACATGAACATGCCGGACATGAGCGGCAACCAGAACACCAAGCAGGCCAGCTCGGTGTACAACTACAACGGCCAAGGCAATAAGCCAAAACTTGGCAACCCCGTTCCAGTTCGTTATGGGCGCATGCCGCATTACCCTGACATCATTGCCCCAGATTGGTGGGAGTACGAAAACAACGAGTAGTATTACTACCAGACCTTTTCTCAGGGCATCGGCGAGTTTCTTTACCATCGCCACGTTATTGGTGAGACGGAAATCAAACCAGATAACCCCGACATTGAAATCCGAGAATATAAGCCTGATGAAGTGGTGGATCATTTCCATCACATCGTCTGGACCTCCAAAGAGGTCGGTTCATCCGATGGTCAAGGCGGCTTAAAGCTCGATGGTGTGACCTCGGATTGGGTCGCAGAGACCAGCAGCAACGAAGCGCGTTTTCGTGGCAAGGTGGTTGAGCTGTGGTCTAACTACAGCATTCATACAGGCAATGGTGATTACACGTCGACATTGCGCCGCGATAAGTGGCCGTGGGATGCAGGCCAGCATGTGGTTATCACTTCTACTACTCAGGAAAGTCTCTACTTTGAGGGCAACATCCACTTTCATGATATGGGCGATGATGGTGACGTTATCGACCCTGAAGAGCTGCCAGACGAAATTGAAAACCCACTAGGTTGGGGAACGTTAGCGGTGAATGATCGGATGATAATCACGGGCGCAGGGATCAACTCGGGTACCTACATTGTCACCGCTTTGCTTGCAGGAAATCGCATTCGGGTCAAACCGGATGGCGGTACTGAAGTTACGCGATTCCATCCTATGACCAACGTCTATGTTCGGATTTATGAGGCGGTGGGCAATGATGGTACCTACGTGTGTAAAGACAGTAACGGCACTCTAGCCTTGGTGGACTCCATCACATTGGAAGAAGTACCTGGTTGGAATGGCTTTATTACCTTAGATACGCCTAGCGCAGAAATTTCGGTGTTAGAACGGGATCGAGAAGCTGAATGGGTCGGTGACTTTCTTTGTGTGCCTAGCAATGCGACCGCGCTTGATGTGGGACTGGATTTTATCTTCCCTCGCGGTCTTGGCACCATGAACAAGAATGGTGACATCAACGCTCGAACGTGTGAATGGCAAGTGCGTGTGCGGCCAGAGGGCACGAATCAGTCTTATCAGACCCATAAGTTAACCCTGACAAAGGGCGATAACACGCCGCAGCGCATCACCGTTTGGCTGAGTGAGGAAATGGGACTAGCACCAGGGCGTTGGGAAGTGGGCTGTCGTCGTCTGAGTACCGTCACCAAAGCGACGAAGGTGTTTGATGAAGTGCAGTGGATGGGGCTGAAGTCCGTCATTCAGAAAACCTATACGAATGAAAAAGAGTCCATCATCACGCTGAAAATCAAAGCCACTAACTCGCTCAGTCAGCAGGCCAATAGCCAATACTGGAATGATTCGACGCGCATCTTGCCTGTTCGCCAAGACGACGGCCGTTATGTTGAAGAGCCAACTCGCTCCATTGCGGATGCGGTCATTGATGCTTGCCGCAATGATGTGTACGGGGCAGGACTAGAAGACGATGCCATTGACCTAGATACCTTGCTGGCTTACCGAGATAAATGGGAATCGCGAGGCGATAAGTGTGATGGCTTATTTGACCAACCGACCACGTTTTGGGAAGCGCTACGTAGACTACTCGAAACGGGACGCGCTTACCCACGCATCGAGCTTGGCACGGTCAGCATGTGGCGCGATGAGCCAAGAGAGACGCTGTGCAAACCATACTCACCCGTGAACATGACCCCAGACAGCTTTTCTGTCGACATCGACATGGTGAAGGAAGATGACTACGACGGCGTCGAAGTCGAGTGGTTCAATCCTCAGTCAAGAAAATCTGAAACCCTATTGTGTACCTTACCAGGGCAGAACGGCTACAACCCGAACCCACTTAAGCTGAACTTTGTCACCAACGAAGAGCAGGCCAAAAGGGAAGGGCTATTCCATGCCGCTGTGCAAGCCTACCGCCGCACCAACATTGACTTCACCACCGACATGGATGGATGGGAGTCGAACTACGGTGATGTGATTCCGGTGGCGCACGATGCGGTGAGTTGGGGCGCGTCGGGGCAGGTAATCGAAACGCTAAACGCCGCCGATGGCAATCAATACCTGCAGCTTTCGGGACTGTTGGAATGGGAACCAGGTAAGCAGCATTATTTGCTGTTTAACCGAGGCAACAAAGGAACGCATGGCCCGTACCGAGTCGAGCCGACTGAGGCGCCAGATATTGTCATTCTGGTCGATGAGCCAACCGAAAAGATCATCGCGGTGGGTGAAAAGGGCAAAAAGCCAAGCGAATACATGTTTGGCCAAGCCGACACCATGTACAAGAAATGCATCCTGCAGCAAGTCAAACAAAAAGGGGAGTTTGAGGTCGGCTGCGCCGCTATCGAAGATGACCCTCGCGTGGATGCCTACGCATAAACTCAAGCACTCAACGCCCAGCCCTCGCGCTGGGCTTTTTTATGAGGTTTATTCATGACCAAGAATATTGAAGAACGCACCTTGGCTGCAACATCAACAATGGAAGTTTCGGCTAAAACGTTTGATGAACTCGCACATGCGGACAAAGTAGTTCATACCCCAGTGGGAACACGGCGTTCGATGCCTCTATTATCTCGAGAGTTCCAGCAAGACAATCAACGTCGGGAAGTGGAGTATCAAGCATCAGAGAGAGTAAGGCAGGATGAGTTTCAAGGTCGATTTGCTTTGTCACAACAAGCGATAGCTTGGGAGGCAGGATTAACAGTATCAGACTCCCTGCAGCGCTACAGTGTTGGTCTTGTTGGAACCGATAGTTATAAAGAATTTCTTCCTGCTCCAACCAAGCTACCTTTTGAAACAGGTGTGAGCTTTGATGATGACCTTGTGAACGGATATTGGCTAGAAAACGGTGTTCCCAATTTAGACCGAGTGCAGAAAATTGCCGATCAGCAAGCAGTCATGATGACGTTAAAGTCAGCTTTTTTAAGAGGTCGTGTTGCAGATTTTAACGCAGGTGGCTTGACCATATTGAATGAGAATGCCATTCAAGTGATGGACTACCCCAAAGCGTGAGATTTGCGTTTTTTTGAATTTCGAACGCAACCTCAAGTTGGTTCAAAGTGTGTATCTTTGGACATGAACCAGCTAAAAGCGCAATTCTCTGATGGTACAAACACCTATCTTCTTCCGCTGAATGCGGTGAAAACAGAGTATTCATTTTCAGAGTTTGGTGGGCGATGTAATGGCATTGACCCTGATGATGATGCACTTGACGCGGCTATTAACTCCTTACCTCCTGGTTACACGTTATCTTTTGCTGGAATGGGAACAGGTGAAGGGGAAGGTCTCGTTCTTACTCGTCACCATGTTTATGATCGTGGTGATATCAAAATCAAATTTGATAACATTCCGCGGTATTGGCGAGCCCCAACAGGTTATGAGCCTGACCGGACGACTAATATTGTAAACAACCCACGCTCTCCAGGTCACTTATGTTTTCGTGGTGAGATGACCAATGAAGTATATGAACAAGTTCTAACGGAAGATTTACCCGAGTTTAGTGAAGTTTTCCCGGTCCCAGGTGTGTCAGACCGATTTACCCGAGGCTCTTGGTGGATCGTAACGACGGATATTGCGCCAGGTACAACGGTTGGCCGTGAAATCAACTATCTGATTGAGGCTCAGGGTCACTACGGGAACCCTAATCAAGTTCGTTTAAATTACCGCACTGGTTGGAAGCTTCTAGCAGGAAGAAAAATCACATATCGAAAAGTTAAACCAGTTGAAAACATCAAACTATTGGATGTGGGGGATTGTTATTATGAACAGGAGATTACAGATGGAGAAGGCTCTGGCGATGAGTTTAAATCTCAACAAGCTACTTCCCTTATCAGTTTTGAAATTGCGCATAAGTACGAGATAACAGGCCTAAGAGGATTAGATATCCCTTTTGTGGCTATCTTTGAGCAGTGGGTTAACCGTGGAAAAGAATCGGACTGTTCGACAGACCTTCCTTTGCATAACCGTTCTGATCAAGTTATTGGTCGCAATGGAGCCTTGTACTGTGAAGCCAAGGAGATTTTTAACAAATCTGGGCGTCATGTAACCGATCATACTTCTTCAGCGTATTGTTTGGTTAAAAACTCGCGAGAAACGGGTACGAAGAACGGCGCATTCACGCACCATGGATCGTTTGAGCATGATATCTACTATGAGCATACTGGCGGCGTCATGTCGATAGCGAATAGCGGGCCGG